CGTGTAGGAGATGTAATCAGGAGAAAGGTAGTAGACACTGGAGGGACTGGATGAGAGATACGTTTGGATACAAACCGTATAGGGAGGAACTAATTTTATCACACATTAACTAACTATGGCTAAATGGAGATTTGAAAAGGAGGGTAAACCTCTATTACAGGCTAATGAATCGCCTGAAAGTTTTAAAAAAAGAGTAGCAGCATGGGAAAAAAGAACTGGTCGGAAATATGTTCCGATGGAGTTTGGTGAAGAACAGAAGATATTAAGTGGTAAAACTACTATAGGTGGTTGGGGTAATCAGACAGATTATTTCAGCAATGACAGCTTAGTAAATGAACAGAATATAAGAGCTGCGATGGAGAAGGGTTATGTAGATCCAAATGCAGTAAGCCCAGAATGGAAAGAACCTGCTACTTATGCTAGATCTATTGAAAGAGATAAAGAAATGGATCGAATGGCAGAAAATAGTGAAACAGAATATAACCAAGGCTCAATACAACATGCTATAGATGAATATAATAAAAAAATGGAAAAAGGTATTACTGACATACCATTAAAAGATGTTTATAATTCTCAAATGCCTGATTTGTATCAAGAAGCATTAACTGATCTAGCTCTATTTGATCAAAAAACAAGTAATGATAGGCTTATAAAGGTAAATGCAATAAAGAAAACTCAAACAGTAAACGAATCTACTAATAATTCATATACTACAAACTTCCGAGAAGCTATGAGAAATGCTGATAAAACTCAAGTTTGGGAAGATACAATAGATAGTGACACACCATTAGAAAAAAGTAATGTCTTTACTATAGATCCAGATACTGGTATGCCTATGGGTGTCTTAACTAGAAGCCAACGTAGAGCTAAAGATGAAGCTATGGCTAAAGCTAGAGCACAAGCAGCAATGGATAAAAACCCTGAATACTCAGATCCTTCTGACTTCCAAGGTGGAGATGGTGTATTAAAACCTGAGACCAAACCTAAAGAAATGACACCTAATACTGCTGAAGTAAAAGTAGATGAGCAGAAACCTGATTTAAGTATTCAAAAAATGTTCGGTGTAACTCCAAAAGCAGATGCACCTATTGAATATGATGATGAACTTATAAATAGATTAGGTAGTATGTTTAGCCCACGAAGTAGGTAGGTTATGTCATACGTCGATGAAGAACAGATGGATGTCATGGCCTTTGAAATGGGTCAAACCAGATTAAGAGGTTCACGCTTTGCTGATAAGGTAGAGGATGTTGGTCGTGGCGTTGTAAGTCATTTTCAAGAAGCATCTAAAGATCAAGAAGGTTGGTATGATGATGCTTTAAGATTAGCTGGTGGTGGTCTGAAGAATGCTGCATGGCTGGCTGAAAGACCCGGCATTAAACAAGGTCTACAAGTATTAGGTGCAGGTGGCTGGGCTGGTGGTAAACTAGGTGAGGCAGCTGCACAAAGGTTAGGTATAGACCCACGTCTAGGTAAATGGACTGGTGGACTAGCTGGAGATGCTGTAACAGGTGGTCTGATTAAGAAAGGAGCACAGATTGCTAAAACTACTAAACAGCTAAGCAAACTAAGTCCATTAGAAAGTGGTAGGTTAGTTACTGGTGGTGGTTTTGGTGCTGCACCTGTTGGTCCTAGAACTAAACTAGGTAAGATTAAAGCTGCTGCTACCATGGATAAAGGTACCAGAGAAGCTGTTGAACAAGCTGCTAAACAAAGTATTTTTGATAAAGCTCCTGACCAATTAACTAATATAGTTAAATCAGGTAAAGATGTAGGTAAAGAGTTAGCTAAAAGTCCTAATTATAAAGCTTTAAGTAAAAAACATAGATATATAACTGCTGAAGATTTTGCTAATTCACCTAACCTTAAAAAGTTTTTATACAGAGAACAAGTATTAAACAAATCTATTGCTAGAGTTAAAGATGCTGAATCAAGTAAAATAACAGCTTTAAAAGTCCCAATAGATAAACGTGGTCGTGCATTAAAAAGAGCGGATAAAAACCTTAAACAAAACAGGAGGGCTACGCTTGAACATGCTTCTTTAAATCTATTAGATGATGAAGCTAAACATATCTTCTTTATGAATAGAGAAGGACTTAAAAAAGGTTTGTCAGAATTTTTTGCTCAAGAAGGTACTGAATGGCATCATTTATTTGGAAACAAGGAAACTGGTAATATATTTTTAAATGAGATTGCACAAGATACTATGGTAACTGTCAATCTTATGGAACATATGAAAAGATTGAAATTGAAAAGTTCTGGAATTAGACAAAACCTAACTGCTATGGTTAAAGACCCACATAATGAATTACACACTATGTTTAGAAAAATGGGTTTAGAACAAGGTGGTAGTTTAGATTTTGCTGACTATATGCAGAGTATAGCTAAAGATGTGGCATTAGGTAAAACAGATGTTAATCAATTCTTTACTATGCTTGATACATATGCTTCACATACTATGCCTTGGCTAAAGAAAAAAGCTGAGTCATTTGGTGGTACAGAGTTTTCTAAAATCCCTATGGAACCATATTTAGATAAATATCAAGGTTTACTTGAAAAAGGTATGAAGAAAGTAGAGAAAGAACAGCTGGATATGATCTTATTTGACCATAGATGACGTTCTAATCAACTGAATGACCAAACACACATGAAACACATTACAACCCCCTTGGAGGCGATTTAACATGGCACAGAAGAAGAAAATGCTTATATCGGAGCTTAAAGAAGTTGCTCCCGGTATAGCTGGTAATGATAAGACATTAAAAATGTTAAAAAGATTAGGTATTGATCCAGCTGAACTTATTAAGAAAAATTCTAGTGGTTTAGGTAGACATTATCAAGTTAAAAAGAAAACTAAGAAGAAAACTAGAAACGCATGAAGTCCGTCGTAACAGTTCTCCAAGAGGACTTTAAGCTGTTCTTACAAGCCCTCTGGGAACAGCTCGACCTTCCTTCCCCAACACGTGCTCAATATGCTATCGCAGACTATCTTCAGAATGGACCTAAACGTCTTCAAATCCAAGCTTTCCGTGGAGTTGG